AGCTAAGGGGTTGAACTTGTGGCTTGAAGTCCGTTATGGATGGATGCCACTCGTTTATGAAGTGCAGGATGCAATTACAGCAACCAAATCACTGGGTCGACCATCAAGAATGCGGGTAACCGCGAGCTTGGATGACTTCCGTGAGCTACCGATAACTACAACCACCAAGGTGCTCGATATTAGCCGTAAGGTTAACATAAAGATCACTTCGGAGGGTTCGGTTAAAAGTAGGGCTACATCAGGTCTCTTAATTGAGACTAGATACGATACACCCCCAGCAATGGAGGTGTACGGGTCAGGTGAAGCACTGTTAAGCGCGTGGGAATTAGTACCCTACTCGTTCGTTGTCGACTGGTTTATGAATACAGCCGACTACGTTGCATCGTGGCAACCCCGACTGAACATTTCTGTTCTATCGGGTTGGACTACTGTTGAATCAACAGTTTGTACTGAGAAATACGCCCATACTCCTTGGTCGGAGTTAAGCGATGTTTCCGTTGCTGCCGATGGCTTGCGCCTTTCTTGTGTTTATCATGAGAGACGACGCTATGCCGACCTCCCTAGACCTTGGATGCCTTACAGCAATGTAAGATTATCTTGGGTCAAAGGAGTAGACCTACTTGCACTCGCTAAGAACATGTATTCTACCGCCGTGTGGCGGTTACGTGTCTAAGTGAAAGTGCAGTTAACCCAAAAGGTAATAGATCCATGCAAGCAAATACCATTATCCTGTCAGTAAAAGATGCTGACGGGTTGAATCCCTCCGATAAAGCGTTCACTCGAATCAAGGTAGATGGAAATCGTTCCACTTACTATGAAGATGGTGTTCACTCTTCGGTTAATCGTAGTCAACTGCAGTTGTACCGCACTGACTCGAAGCCCTCTGGCAACTGCGTCGGCACACGTAAGTGTGCTGTCAAGTTGACTAAGGACCAATCTGTCCCGAATCGGGACGGATCAGGAAACAACGTGTTACCTTGCTTATGTGAGGTAAACTTCTCTATCCCGGAAGGGACAGATAAGCTAAATGTTGCTGAACTTCGTCGTACTATCATTGCCGCTCTCGCGGACAATGAGATTATGGACGATCTTTGTGAGCTCCTAGAGATCTAGGCTATACTGGAGGCATCTGATGAAATCAGTACTACAGCATAGATTAACCCCATGGATGATTGTTATACTACAATTTGTAGTCGACATCGCACAACAGCTATTGCAGCTCTAGTGTAATCATCCGGTTAGTATCACACAAAGGAATAATGCATGAAATGTGCAGTTAATTCAGTTACACACGTTCGGGGCAAGCGGGAATCGTTTGCCCTTCGTCTTCCTGCGGATTATCCGTGGAAGGCGGCCAAAGCAGTCTATGACTGCGTTGAACCAATCCTTACGCCGTTCGATAAGAGTCTCGTAACGCGGATTATCCGCTCGCGAGACTTTGATCAGATTGACGGTTTGGGGAATTCCTGGTCCTTACAGAGTATAGGAGCGGGTGTTCAGGATGTTCCAGACCCAGATTCATGGGCGGCGCGCATCCTATTGGGAGGGTTACTTAAGAAGTTTCAGGTTCCTGGTGAACAGGAACTGAGGAGAGACTCGGCTATTGCTAAGTTTCTCGAGGGCGAGGAATCGTGTCGTAGGGCAAACCAAGAGATTGGTCGGTCCGTACGATTAGATCCTCAGGCTCTGGCATTGATGCAGCAGTTTTGCGCATCGGTGTTAGGTTCAGTCCTTCCGGAACAGACGAAGTTGACCCGTACTGCTCGACATGGGCCGGGCTCCACAACCAGTACAACACGGCGTAACACTACCGCGTTCGACAAGAACGTAGAGTGGCCGTATCACTGTACTGCAGGTGCGAGCTCGCACGCGAGTGAGTTGATACGTTCCGATCCCCGGTGGTTGGGCGCTTTAGAAGCGTCCTATCGGGATAAATATCGGATTCCTCCATGGGCTATCTTGAACTGGGACCATTTTTGGTCTACGGTCATTGAGATAGTTCCGGGGAACCGTATCACTACAGTGCCAAAAGGTCGATCTATTGATCGTCCGATTGCAATTGAGCCAACATTAAATCTGATGCTTCAGTTAGGTGTCGACGGATATGTACGCAAGCGTTTAAAACGCTGGGGTATTGACCTAGACTGCCAGACGAAGAATCAGAGGCTCGCAAGGATCGGTTCGTTGTCTGACGGCTATATGTCGCCAGTAACGATTGATCTTGCAAGCGCGAGCGATACTATATCGCTTCGTGTTTGTAAGTTATTGCTACCACGTGAGTGGTACCGGTACTTGTGTGATATTCGTAGTCCTCGTGGCGTCTTACCTGATGGATCAATGATCCGTTATAGGAAGATTAGCTCGATGGGCAACGGTACTACATTTGCATTGGAGTCCCTCATATTTGCAAGCATTGCCTTTGCGGCATGCAAGCTAAAGCTCGGGTGCTGGCCAAGGGATTTGGTAGGTGTATTTGGCGACGATTTAATCGTACCAAAGACATGTGCTAATACCTTGGTTCACCTGCTTGAAACATGTGGGTTCTCTCTGAATCGTGACAAGTCATTTCTGGCTGGTCCGTCTCGTGAGAGTTGCGGGTCCGATTGGACCTGTGGAGTCCCGATGAGAGGTGTATTCTTAAAAGATACGCCTCGTACGGTTCCTGAGTTGTACCGCGATCGTAACCGCCTTTATCGGTGGCTTAAGGTCCGTGGTTATGACACCAGGCCTCTCGACCAGTTATACTGGAAGTGGGTGCCTGGTGATCTTAAACAATGCATTGGGCCCCTCAGTAATGAGGAGTTTGATACGTATTGGCATTCGCCAATATGCCCGGTTGCTACTGATTTCAGTGGCAGCACGGAGCTTGTTAAGATCATGGGTTATCGTAAGCAAGCATATCCTACTGACTTCCTATTTGGGAAGCTTCAGGCGACGCTCCGAGGGAAACCTCCGGCGCGTTTCTGGGATAAGCGCTTGTCATCATCCGGCACAAATGCCTTCCTATTACCGCGAGGTAATATTCGGCATCGTGTGACAACATGGACTTGTTATAATTACTTCGTTAACTACGAGGAAACGTAACAGGTTCATACTGCGAGGAGAGGGGTAATCCCCCTCTCTGAGCAGACCTTAATTGGCCTACAGCCTCCCTTCTTCATGCAGC